TTTATCAAACAAAGAAATGAGGCGTTACAATGTCTTCCGTGCCAAAAGCTGATCTTATCTCTATCTGCCGCGGAGCCGCTATGGAACTCTTTCAAAACGCTCTCACACAAGTCAACAACAACATCAAAGATCCCAACACTAGCGCGGATAAAAAGCGCAAGATCGTCTTGTCTTTTGAGTTTGCGCCTTACATTGACCGTTCCGGTGGAAATGTAACGGTGAAGGTCGAAACCAAGCTCTCCAGCCACCAGGGAGTTGATGGGTCGTTCTATCTTCGGAAGAATGGACCGACCATTGAAGCCTTCACTCAGGATGACCGCCAGATGGGAATGTTTGAAGGCGAGGGTAAAGTGGAACCCGTCGAAGATCCTGCCGAAGTCAGGTAACTCGTTTGATACGCACCAACAACCGTCTGTATCTACAGACAGAATGAGAGTTTGTAATGGATGCACCTACGATTCAAAAGATTATTGAATTGGCTGCTCCTACCAAGTTTGAGTTGGATGGCTTGGCTTACACAGACAAGCGCCTTACACTTGTCAAGCATCCAGTTGCCGAGACCTTCAGTGTCGTCACGTTGGATGGATTCGTAAACATGCTCGAAGCTGGAATCGATAGCTTCGACGCGAAAGATTTTGTGGTCCATATCGTGAACCATGAAGAAGTCCGGCTTATCAAGCGCGAGGCGAATGTATACGGAGATCGGATTACATCGCTTGTTGCCATGCCCACGGAAGGGATTACAAACTTCCCTTATTTCAACGCATGGGGGGCGCAGGAAGACTTTATCATTGGCCTTCAGTCACACTTCCAGGACTCCGAAGACCTCAAGAAGCTTCTTGATCTTGCCAGCCACATCGATCTGAAGGAGTCGGTGAAGCTCGCAGACACTGGAGTCAGTCAGGAAGTAACAGCGCAGAAGGGTGTTGCGTTCAGGGAGCAAGTCGAAGTCAAGGCGCGTCTCAGCCTGAAGCCGTTCCGCACCTTCCGTGAACTTGACCAGCCGGCCAGTGACTTCATCTTCCGAGTCAAGAATGGCGGAGGATTTGCCCTTTTCGAAGCTGACGGTGGTGCGTGGAAGATTGCGGCCATCAACGCCATTGCGACCTGGCTGAAGAACAGATTGCACACCTCTGAGGTCGAGCAGTTGGACACCCTACCTATCATCAGCTAGAACCGGGAGAATCAAATTGAGACCGAAAAAGGTCCTGCTGTGCGTCTCTTCAGACGCACAGCAGCTTTCCATTTTATCTTTTATGCTCTCCACCAACGGCTACAAGGTCGAAGCGTGTGACTCGTCAGCCAAGGCGCTTTTGTTTGCAAAAACACATGATTTTTGTGTGCTGATTGCCAGTCAAAAACTCGACAGCTTGACAGGGGATGACCTGGCGAGACTCGTTAATCTGTTATCCCCTAGGTCGCGTGCAATAATCATCTATAAAACTGGGGAGATACCAGACGATCATTTTGTGGATAATTGGATGGTTGAACCGTGCATAACAAGTGAACTTTTAGAACACGTTCAAGTTATGTGCAAACGAAAGTCTGGACCTCACAAAAAGTTATCTCTTGCCGGGAGTGCTCAAGTTCCGGCCTAACCTGATGCCCTTCCCCTTTTTCCGCTCGTCTGCCAAAATAGCCTGTTCGCGGTTCCATGCTATTCTGGCCAGAGTGGTTTCGTCCACGCCCTCTTTGCGCTTTTCCGCTATCTCTTGTTGTAGCGCAGTGCGCGCCGGCATCTCGCTGTTCTGGCGCCACGTATTCCAGGCATAAGAAGTCTCATCGTAACTATCGTCCTCCCATGCGCCGTGGATTTTCTTGATCGCCTTCCGGTCGTCCACGATTCTGCTACTGATCGCCCTGTATGTCAGCGGCAGGTCGGAAGAGTCACGGGTCAAGGTCAAGGCGCTGCTCGATAGCCCGTTGTAAAGCACTTGAGCATTGCCTTCAGGATCATGCGCGGCCTTCATAGAAGCCACTCCGTGCGCGCTAAACACATCCGACATTACGTCGTAGATGCTTTGACCTGTGCCGCGGTGTTGGTCCATCGCCTCATCCATCACACAGAAGCTCATCCGGGGAGGCTCCGGGTCACGGGTCTTCAGCTTTTTCAGCCAGTTAGTTTGTGGCTTCTGGAACGGGTAGTCTGTGGCGTCAAAGCCATTTTTGCAGATGTTGAGTGCAAACTTCTTTGCCGGCATCTTGCGCTCGATGCGCTCGCGCGTCTTGAAAACTCGGCCGTTTGGCGCCACGGCGTACAAACCCCCAGCAGCGGCCGAGTTTCCATAGCCATAGTCGATGGCCATGTAGTGCTGCCACCACCAGGAATCGCCAATCGAGGCATAGGGAACAACGTCGTCCGGGCGCATAAAGTCGAAATATAGGCCTGCGGCGTTGCACCAGCATCCGTACAGGAGCTGCTGCTGCAGGGCTTTCGACTGGCTCATTAGGCCAGTCAGCTTCTCGCGGCCATAGAAGGGATTGTCGGCGAGGAAGAACGGGATAAAGGATGTGGTCTTACAGACCGGAGAGTCGTCCGTCCAGCACGCGCCTCGGTAGATGCGTCCAGGGTAGACGCTGGTCTCATAAGGACGGTCGTCAGCGTAGGTTGCTGGATTGTGAATTGGGCAGCGGTTGCGCAGAAAAACTTTCATCTGCCAGCCATGGCCAATGCCGCCAGGGTTGCTCGTGAAGCGCCCACGGACAAACAGGCCAGAGTCGATCGGGGCCGCCAGCCAGCCGATCATGAATTTGATGCGGTGCTCCGGGTGCTGACCGGTCTCGTCGATTCCTAGGTAGCTGTACGGGTTGCCCTGGTAGCGGTCCAGATCCTTGTCTTTGGCCAGATAGCCGGGACGGATCGTGGCGCCGCTCGGAAACAGCCAATGCTTGAAGCGGCTAACCCATCGGCCGCAATAGGGACGCGGCTCGTACATCTTCTGCTGAATGTCTTCCAGCTCCTGCATCTCCTGAAACGAGCGACGAATCAGCAGAGCCCTTAGACGAGGGTTTTTATACTCCTGAACTGCATCTGCTGCAAGGACTTGGGTATTGTGTGTAATGTTGAAGTTTGCGCCAAACAGATAAAGTCCCGTCGGATTGGCCGTTGTAAGGCAGCGCATCGCACGCGGTCCAACGGGCTCTACTCCTACGATGTAACGCCAGCTTTGCGTAGCGCGGACTTTAGATGGAACGCGATCGAGTTTTCTCGCCAGTCGAAAGGCTGGAAAGGTCGAGGTCCATTTGACGGTGTATTTTTCTCCGCAATCTCTGCCGTAAAGTTTTGCACGGCCAGTTGAAAACGTAGGCTTCAGACCGAGCGAGGCAGCCAAGTGATACACCCCGCGGGAGAGATTTTCTTTTGTGTTGCAAAACTCACACTGGCCGTCCTTGTTTGCACAACCATCGCTATCCATCAATCCCTGAAGAAGAGCGATGCGCTGAGCTACAGATGACCATAAATATTGCTCTGGAATTCCCTTGTGGTTTAGGAGTTTCATCCGTCTCAAGGGATTAAACAGACCAAGAATTCCATAGCGAACATCATCTAACCCCCGCCCAGGGGAGACTTTATAGCCAGCTGCCTCTATCCTTGTAATCAACTCGGGCGCATCAAAAGTTGAAATGGTTATTCCACCGTCAGCCGAGCTACCATCGCCAAGCCATAAGCCCAAAACATATGGGTCGATTGGAAGGATCTGCTCTTGAATGCGCACCGGCATGGTCAGCGGTATCGAGTGGTTGGCGCGTTCGCAGTTTTCAACTGAAAGGGTAGATCGAATTTCCTCTGTGGTCTTCACGGACCCACGAACAGGTTGCGAGACATACCCCCGCGCGCGCTCTTGATTCATAATCACTGTGCGCGGGCTTAGACCTAATCCTCGGCGTACTCGGTTAGCCCTACGCTGTGCGCGGGCTTCTGGACTTCTCCGGCGCATCTTCTGACGATCCGAAAATGTGAACGTGTGCCACAAATGCCCACCATGAACTACCGTCGAAGAACCATCATCAAAAGAAACGCGATATCCCTCAGCAACCTGAGCCGGATGAGCTTTAAGAATTTCGTAGGAATGGCCGTCTTCGCCAAATACCAAATCTCCATCTTGCAAATCACCATTGCGTTTAAAGCCGCTTGGTGTTGGAATCAGCTCATCAACATCCATGAGTTTTCCGCCACCTGACGCGCCTCCGCCCATCAACAATTCAGCGCGTGAATTGAGAAAGGCCTGCTGGCCGGCGTTGGCAGGCCACCAGACCGGATCTGA